TTGCGGTTTTCGGATTCCGCGTCATAAGCCTCTTCGAACTCTTCGCGCTCTTCAGCGAGATTGTCTTTTTCCGTGGCCATTGGGCCTCCGTTCGTGCCGCTATCTCAGCGGGAAATGTCAGGCGTGGCCGAGGCCGTCGCGCTCATGCTTGTGTGCTGCGGGTGGCGCAACGATGCGAAAACCACCGCCATTGCCTACCATTGCACGCGCCTCCGGTGATTATTTAATTTAATTGGTTTAATAGGGTGTCAATTAAAGATATTAATACGCCAGCGAGACGGGCTCGCTCCACCCAAATTCATCACGCTCGACGCTATAGACCCGGATGCGGAACATCTTCACGCCGTTGCTCATGAATTCTTCAAAAATAACTCCAGCCTTTTTATAGAATTCAAGCGGGAAAGCTGGCTTGGTCATACTCATCATCCCGCTCTCCTATCTCCACAGACCGTCTTCACCCCAGCCATGATCCAGCCCCTACAACCATACGCTCTCTCGGCTTCGTCTTTTCTCTCGGGGCTTCGTAGGCTACGGCCATGAGGCCAAAAGCATCAGCGGCGTGCGAAGACCAATCGTGGTCAGGGCCAAGGCCCAGGTTGCGGGCCTCGTCGCGCTTTTCGTGATACCAGCCAATTGCGTCTAACCCCGGCCTGGTTGTCTCTTCGTTGAACCACATGGAAGGAAACAGCCTGCGGGCCGCCTCAATGCGCTTCATCGCAGCGCCCTTGCCCTGGTTATCTACTGTTTCAGCTTTGAAGCCAGCTTGGCGGATATGATCTGCGAAGCGGATTCCAGTAATGTTGCTATGCTGGGCACCGTCGTGGGGGAGTATAGATAAACTGTTACTCCACCGATCTCTAAGCCAAACCAAGTGGCTCGCGAGGGGCTGCCCTTGCGCTTCGTAGTAGTCAAGGATACGGACTTCGCGTCCAACGAACTGAGCGATCCAGATGGCCGTGCTATCATTGAAGCCAATGTCCCAGAATGCCCGGACTTGCATCAGCGGGTCAGGCTGTACCTTGCCAATGCGGCCTTGTTCGCGGGCTTCCTGAAGATGCTTGGCGTAATAGGCTCCGGTCAGCACCGTTGCGTAGTCGCCTTCCCAAATATGGGGATATTGGTCAGGCTGGGTTCGTAAACAATCGAGCCGCTCTTGCTCAAGTACGCCGGGAAACCACGGGTTATCTGACCAGTTCACATTGGCAACGGCGCAGTTTGTGGGCAATTCAGCGCCGCGAAACATCTGGTCTACAGGGTCCGACTTCCGCGTAGGGTTCCAACTGAAAAAAATGCGCGAACCTTCCGCGCGAATGGTAGGACGTAGAAGGCCGAGGCTCCGAGCCGAAAGTGTCTGCGCTTCCTCAATCCAAGCCCTCTGATAGCCTTCCAGCGATTTGATGCTTTCTGCCGTGTGGTCCTGCATGCCCTGAAAGATGATGACGCCATTGCCAGGGGTTTCGATGCGGTCCTGAAGCACGTTGAAGCCGTCAGCCTTGCCCAGTCCGAACTCGCCCAACTTGTCTTCAAGCAGTCGCTTGGCGCTCTCCTTCAGAGACTTCTGGACTTCGCGGATGCACACAGCACGAAGGCCGGAAATGGACACCGCGTCCTGAATGATTTGTTCTGCAAAGAAATGCGACTTCCCGCTTCCTCTTCCGCCAAACGCAGCCGCGTATCTTGTGGGCTGCATGAGCGGTGCCAGCTTGCGGGCTACCTTACGATTTAACGAGCGGGTCAACGATTGTAACCGTTATCTCGCCAATCAGCGGGGCATTCGGGTCACCCGCCACAGTCATCGGAAGCACCTTGCCCAGAAGCGACATGAACGGGCCGGGGTTCGTCTGCGCCTGCGTGGTCAGATAGTTCACCAGCCCCTCTTCGCCATCGCCGCCTGCCTTTTGAGCCGCAAGCAAGATTGCGTCCTTGAGAAGGGCTGTGGTTTTGTTAACCGCCCCCTTGGGCCTGCCTGCCGGATTGCCAGAAACGCCGGGAGCGAACCCTTGCTGCTTCTCACTGTTGTTAACAACACCGGAGGCGACTGCTTCATCAGCTTGGTCGCTCATGCTGGCCTCTTCTTACGTTAGGTTACTTGCAGCAGCCCGTGACGATCTTGGCGTGCGGCGTAGCGTGCAGCTTGCCAGACGGCGACTTGCCGGGGCTGTTGCCCTTGTGCGACGAGGACGAGGACTTGGAGGACTTTGCCATCGGAGGCTCCTGGTTGTGATGAAGGGTTCCAGCCGCACGGCGCGATCTGCTCTAACGCTATACCGGGAGGGGTGGCAGTGCGGTGGGCTGGAATGGGTATCCCCTGCGCGTTCAACCCGAGATGGGATGCAGTCCGGGATAGGTTGATCTCAACGCAGGGGAATTTCAGGCAATTCTTCTCAACACGCCGCAACGGGTGCAGCGGTTACAGCCACGGGGCGAACCCACTTGAGCGGCATATGCAATTCGTCATCATTGCTTATGACGGGTAATTGTAACTTTTTTATGGCCAATTAAGCGGCCTGTTCAAGTTGCGCCTTTGCTTGGTCAACCATTTCCGACAGGGCTTCCTTGAGGTCGCGCCATTTGGCTTTCTGACGCTTGCTAGCAGATTGTGATAGCGCCAGCGCCGCCCTGTTCTCTGCATCAATCACCGCACGGAATGCCGCGATCTGGCCGTCAGGGATAACTACAGGCCGCATGTCGCCGTCAAACTCGACGCCCACCAAATGCCGGATTCCATGTAGATCGTCTACGACGGCCACTGGCACGCTTGCAAATACGCGGCGGGGTAATATCGCTATCTCACGGTAAGCCCGTAGCTGGGCCTTGGCTGTGACTCGGCGGGCTATTGCTGGGCGGGCGGCAATAACCTGGACCGGATGCCAGCACTGGAAGCCCATGTTCCCAATTTGGGAAACGACATAGGGTTCCTTGCGGAAGTCGGTTCTGAGAATTACCCAAGTCATCCCCGGTTGACCTCCTGCCGCAGATATTCCAGTTCAGCCTGCATGTCGTTCATGCGCTTGAGCGCGTCATCGTAGCGGGTGGCAATCTCTGCCGCCGCGCGGGCTATCGTGATGTACTCGCATTCAACCCCATACATCGGGCAGCGTTCATATACGGGCCGAGTCTCGCTCATGCTGCTTGCTCCATTGCTGGGGGGTATTCCGTGTCAAACCACCAGCCGCCACGCTGGTCACGCGGGGCCAACTTGCCCTTGGTGCGCTTGAAGAAGGCGTCCCATGCGTCCATCTGGTCCGTACCTGTGAGGACATAAACGCGGGTGCTGGTGACTTCGGGCGGCAGTTCCTGGGGCATCCATTCACGCCACAGGTCGCTGTTGAGCCATGACCGCGCCTGCTTCACGAACTCGGTGCCGATCTTGCCCTTTTCCCGGCAGTGGACCGCGTAACGAGCCGCAGCACGGACAACCTGTTCATGCCCCCCTGCCCTTGTCACGGCTGGCCCAAATGCCTTCACAGCGCCCTTGCGGTCAGCGTTGCCATCCCGCTTGGGATAGGCATCCCAAAAGGCACTGAAGCCGTCTGGTTCAACGCCTGAGCCACGGGGATTGGTGCCGAGCGAACGCGGGTTCGTTCCGTGGAGCCGGGAGTTCTTGGGGGTTGGGGGTAATTTTTCTAAAACTTGAGTAGTAGTTATATCTATAGGGGGTGTGGGGGATTCCATGGAAGTTTCCACCGGAATTTCCACGGAATTTCCACGGAATTTCCTCAGACGATCCTTGGAACGGCGCAACTCTGCATCCGCTCTCATTGCCTCCAGAGGTGCTAACTCCACAGCTAGCACATCAATGACGCCTGCCATCTGCTCAGTGGTCAGGCCCAGAGACATAAGTCGTTTAAGGTTCTCGACGTTCATCTAGCAGTATGTGCCTTCAAAACAGGTTGAGTTCAATCATTGCGATGGGGTTGTGAACCCTATGCACATCAATCCCAGTAGCGGCCTAACTCCACTCCGCAGGCCACTGACAAAAGCAGCGCAAACACACTGGCAAGCACGATGACCGACCAGAATGCTGCGTCACTCATGCTGCCATCCTCCGAGCATTTTGTTCCCGCCTGTAGCGTGTGCAGAAGTCACGCGCCCAGAAGTCAGGAAGGCCTAGCGCATCGTCAATCTCAGGGAAGGTGAACCCCTGCTC